TACTGTGTAGTTACCTGATGATAGTTGTCTAAATGTTACAACTGCACCAGGAGTTGATGCTGTCGTTAAAACTTCGTATCTTGCTGCGTCTCCAGTTCCACCACTAAGTTCGATAATATCGCCTGCTTGGTAGTTGGTTCCAATAGCGTTTAATGAGATAGTGTCAACGCTCAATCTGGCTGTCCCAGCAAACCCTATTCCCGATGTGGGAGATGTAACAATTGATGATAACTCAACTGATTTAGTTCCACTATCATATGTTAATTTTTTCTCGTATGGACCAATGTCATCATTTGATTCTAATAAAATTTCTTCCGCTTTCTTACATGCTGCTTCAATTGTTTTATATGCATATGCAAGTGCTCTTCCTTGTAGTTGATCCGATACTCCTGCACGAGTATCTTCACCTGATGTAGCAACGTATAAGTTGACAGACGATCCAAAGGATGATCCATCAACATATGCTTTGGTTGCTGCAATTAATCCGTCGTATCTTTCGTCATCATCCGGTTCTGGAGAACGCGAAAGAACCAACGGACCACTCATGGTTCCGAAAGCACTTTGTGTTGATCCTGTTGCAGGATCTATTGCATCGACACCTGCACGTGAAAGTTTTGAATCGGTATAACTCTTGTTTGATGCCTCGGTATCTTCAGTTGGAGTTGCAAGATCCTTGATTTTAAAAGTTTGACCGCCTGATCGAACTGAAAGATCTCCACCCAATTGCGGAGTAGGGTCACCTGATATTTCAGAAAACTGTGTGCTTACGATAATTTGATTGCTGTTACTGGTTGTATCAACGGACACGCCGATACCAGCAGTAATCTGTTTAAACTGTAATCCGTCAGTTGTAGGATTAACAGCAACAACTGCCGCTTCCTGTCCAACAAAGTTTGACGGTGTGTCATCTAGTCCAACGAATGTTAGTCTTTCGCCGAGTCCTAGTGAACTATATAATTCTCTAAAGTTGTCGTTTACCTTACTAAACGAATCACGGATACTATCACCCGTTCCGTCATTACCTACAGCACCGACATCAACTACTTTTCTTGCCATTTTATCTCCTGAAAGATTCTTTTTGCTCTAATATTTATCAAATAATTCTATAAGCCTAATGTAAAATAGTAAATATAACTATGTTTTTAAGCACGAAAAAAGAAATTACTGAACACAAACGCAATAGCAAGTTGGGTAAGGAACACACATATAAACGTGTTAAGACCGTGGTTGAACTACGCTGTGATAATTGCGATACTGTATTTATTAGGGATCTAAAAAAGATTAGCAAAGCCCGGCTGAATAACAATTACTTTCATGTTTGCAGTAATTGTGATGCCAAGCGTTTTGCACAACGCAAGGGTGTGGAACAAAAACAAATATGGGATATGCCTGTAAATGCAGACATTATAATCGGTAATAACTAAAAGCCTACGCTTTCGCCGCAACCACAACTTGATGTTGAGTTGGGATTTTTTATTTGAAGATAGGAACCAAAAACTTCTTCTACATAGTCTATTTCAGTTCCTATTAGATACAGTAAACTTGAACCATCAATAGCAAATTCACCATTAGGAAGTTTTACAATTTCGTCATCCAATTCTTTGGAATCACTCATCTGCCAGTCATATGAAAATCCGGCACACCCACCACCCTTCATTTGTAATCGAACGATGGGCTTGCCGGTCTTTTCAATTAAGCCTTCCATGTGTTTAATTGCACTATCTGTAAGATTTACTACCTGTGGCATTCACTATTCACTCTTCCAAATAGTCCAAGCACCGTATGCGATAGCCGCATATGCAAGTAAGCCTGCAATTGGTTTAGCAATTAATACTAAAACTCCTAGTAGGACAAGCATTGCTCCATCCCAAGATGTTCTTTCTGTAAAACGTTTTGCTACCCAGCCTTTAAATTTATCTACCATAGTGTTCTCCTTATTTTTTAGGTTTTACTACTTTCCATAATTGATCAACCAGTTTTGCTTTAGTTAATCTACGGTCTAATTCAACATCATAAGCACGACCTAGTTCTTCAAGTTTTACTTTTGACATTGCTGTTAGTTCTGATTTCTTTTCGATTATCTGCTTGTCTAATACTAATACATTTTCAACAGGCACGAAAATCTTTTTCAACCATGTAAACATGTTATTCTCCTTGTAGTCTATCGTTGATTATTGACCAATTAATTATTCGCCATATGTTATCTAGATACTTGTCCTTGGTAGTGTCAAGCAGATAAGAGTGTTCCCACATGTCAACTGCCAGTGCAATTCTCATTCCCTGTTTGAAACCTTGATTGGGTATGATACCAATCTTTCCCTTGACATCCATATAACACCAACCGGAACCTTGCAGTTCCTTTGCCTTGGCTATAAATTGTTCTTTAAATTTTTGGTATGATCCAAACTTATCGTTAATAAGTTCTTCGGATGCTCCTGAAGGTCTGTTTGCAGAACTAGGTGCCTGTAGCGATTGCCAATATAAATTGTGCAATACCGCGCCACCATAGTTAAATGCATCATCGCCTTCTTTATTGTTATAGCGATCAACATATCCTTTTGAAAGAACACCGTAATGTAAATCAACAGAATCCTTACTCATCACAGGTTCAAGTGCTGTTCTATCATATGGAAGTTTTTCCAGAACCAATGTTTCTCGGCTGGATTCTGCCTCTGTAATAATATCTTTTAGTTCTTTTAGCATTATAATTATTTATGCATATTGCTGATCATATTCGCAAAGTGCGATACTGGCTAAGTTCTTAGCCTTACTTTCTACCATTATATCTGCGGAGTCACGGAAAGACAAAGCCCAATCGTTAACAGCCCCATTCCACATAAAGTCACTATGAGCACGTAGTTTCTGTTTTTTGAATCCTTGTTCAAGTAATTCCTCCATATTAGGTAAAGTGTTTGGATTGTGACCTACAAGTAGATCTTCACGTGATACGCTGTAATGTATCACAGGACGCACACCACGCCAACTATCTACTATGCGTAGAAATCTATCGTCGGTGGGTTGAATGTATTCACCACTAGCGACCCAGTGATGGTGTATGTCAAGAACGAGGGCGAGGTCGTTTGCAAGTTCGAGGCTTGCGTCAATACCCCACGACATTTCGTCGTTCTCGATCGTAATAATGTTTCGCGCCTCTTGAGATAATCTTGGGAGGACTGCTTGTATACCGGCTGGACCTTGCCTGCCTGATATGTGGACATTACATTTTGCATCTTGGAAGGACTTGCCGTATCCCATCCAGCGGAAGACATCGGTGTGATATTCAAATTCTTCTATGCTCCTCTCAACAATCCCTGGATTATCACTAGCAAGAACAGTAAATTGCCCAGGATGCATACTAACCCTAACATCAAGGTCCCTTGCTCTATCTCCGACAAGGGCAAAGTTTTTCTCGCAATAATCGACCACGTCAGGCTTGCGCCAAAAATAACTCCACTCGTGCTGAGTATAAACAGGAAGGACATCACTGCCCAACCTAACCATTCTAAGATCATTAGGTAATTCTCCAACGTAATTGATAAGGTTCATATATGATTGTATATTGTGAACCATAATATCCCAAAGTCGTTGCTCAGCAACTTCCTTTGTCTGATTATTTAACCATCTAACTGTGGTCGAACGTGTATTAAGTGGACGCTGAATTTCTTCTAGCAGTTTCTTCTTCTGCGTTTGATCCGGGTGCATGTATTTGCAGGCAAATCCTATGCGATGTATTTCTTGTTGACCTGTAATAAAATCACCCGCTGTCATAAATTTTAAATCATCCATTCAAATTCTTCTTTTAATATCTTCCAAGTTTCTTTATAGTCTCTTACATTATAGCAGTGTCCGAGGTCGTTGTCAATGATTACTTTCTTTAATGGATAATCATTTCCTTCTGGATGCATTGCATCGCCAAAGAAATGCAGTATATCATTTTTTGGATCAAAATCTCTTAGTATCTGCGACTTATCGCTACCTCTTGGGAAAATATCTATGCCCGTTTCACCGCCTACCTTGGCCTGTATATCCGGAAACATAGTTTCAAATGCTTTTGCAATTGTATTTCTTTCTTGTGTTTTTAAATCGTGTTTCACATACAACTTTCGCTCTCCCAGTGTTGCATTGCGACCCACCACGCTAAAGTTACACATGCCAGGACGATGTTCAAAATGCAAGCCTGTCCTTAGAACGAACTCACTTTCGGTCATGCATTGTGTTAAGAACTGTGTAGGTAATTCAGGTAAGTGCCATTCACTGGTATGGATATTCTTGTTCTGTTCCCAGACATCGCTGCCTGAACAGTTATAAACTTTTTCTGCAGAGTTATAAATCCTTGTTCCGACTTGTTCTAGTGTCTTTGCTCTGTCACTTCCTGTAACAAGATAGGTATAATTTTCAGTTTGGAAATGTAAAAACCATTCTTTAAATTTAGGATCTATTGGCTGCCTACTAGGTGTTAGTGTGCCATCAACATCAAATATAATCTTATTAACTACGGTCATTTCCAGTTCTCCACAACAAATTTATCCTTTACAAGTTCAGGATTGGGCGATCCGTGAAATACAGCAATACAACAATCCGGATGAGGCATTACATTATTATCAATTTCTCTAAATTGTCTAACAGCATTTAGAACATGCAATTCTTCTCTTTTTCTAACCTCCCATTTGTAACTCTGTATCCATGTTTCCGGCCAAAACTTAATTCGATCCTTTGCACATTTCCATGTCCAATCTTGATCACCATGCATTCTCATAGCAACTTGCGGACTTTCCTTAAAGCGATCCCAGATTGCTCTTTCATTTCCGTGTATCCAACTCATAACAGAGCTGTTCAAATAATTCCAAGAAGGATGAAATTTTCTGTTAAAATCTCTAATACCAAAGAATGTATTATTTGATAATTGTGTTAATTTATCTATATTGCCGCAAACTACAACATCTAAATCCATATAAAGAATTCGACCACGAAGTGGTAAGTCAGGATTAAACATATGAACTTTATGCCACCATCCTTTAACATAACCTGCATTTTTTTGGACAATGAGTTCGACTCCTGGAATAGGAGTTGGATCGTCAGTGAGACAGAAAAGTTTATAAGGAACAGTAATATTCCTTCTTATCATGTTCCTTAATTTTTCAACATATGTTGTAGAATACTTATTTCCAAATCTTACACAAAGAATATTAGCGTCATCACTTTGTTCTACGCTTCCTTGTTGCTTCATGAAAGCATTATTTTCTTTTTCTAATCTTCTTTGTAGTTTGCGAGCCTTACGCTCTGCCTTGGTTTCTTCCATGTCATGCCCCTTAGTTCTGGTAAGAATATTTAACTATATCTTTTACAACTTTTTCAAAGTCCTTAAGATGTAGAGCGTTCGGCCCATCACTAGGTGCATTATCCGGATCCTTGTGAACTTCTAAGAAGAAATTTGTCACACCCATTGCAGATGCAGCACGAGCCAAGCCAGGCACATACTCACGATTACCGCCACTGCTAGTGCCCATACCTCCGGGTTTCTGAACGGAGTGCGTAATGTCATAAACAATGGGAACGTTATAATTAGCGAGCATAAACTGAAGGCCAGTGAAATCAGTGACCAAAGTATTATATCCAAAACTTGTTCCCCTTTCTGTTATCCACACTTCCTTGGCACCTTCGGTCTTGGATAGAATGTTTTCAACATCCCAAGGTGCAAGGAACTGTCCTTTTTTAATATTAACTATCATACCTGTCTTGACCGCAGCACGAACTAGGTCCGTTTGTCTGCACAAGAACGCAGGAATCTGTAACACATCAATGATGTCATTGTAGTAGGCTCCTATCTTAAGAACCTCGTTTACATTATGAACATCGGTAATAATTTTTACGCCAGTCTGTTTTTTAAGTTCCGCAAAGTCTTCTACGGTTTTACTGAGTCCTTGTCCTCGTATACCCTTTAGATTTGAACGGTTGGCTTTATCATAACTGGCCTTGAAAATATAGTCTACTTTGTATTTCTTGCAGACGCGACTGCATTCCTTTGCAATTTCTAAACTGTCTGCTAGATTTTCGTGTTGGCAAGGCCCTGCTATAATTCTCATTTTAATTTTTTCCAATCGTTAGCAAGTTTACAAGGCCCCCAACTGCAACTTGGATCAAATTTCTTTTTACATATTACACAGGTCATATTACCCCTCGTAGATTGCTGAGTTTGCACCGTGTTCTGCACACTCAACTCGCACACAATAGCAACGATTGTTTGTTGCTTCCCTAATTAACATATCTGCAAAGTTAAATGCGTGTTCCGCAAATTTCTCTGCACCAACGCCTTTAAAAAATCTAATTTCTGCTAGATCTAATGCTTCTAGTTCTTTAAATTTTTCTAAATGTGGATCATTAAAATCCAAACAAAGTTTGTGATCAAAACTGTCTTCCAACCAAGCCTTAAGTGGTTTTAGTCCACCAAAGTCTACTGCCCAGTTCTTGTTGTCTAATTCATCACATCCAAATGTAAATGTAAATGCTAATGAATAGCCATGTAGCAGATGACAGTGTGAATGATCTGCGTTGGGTTGACGAAACACCGCTGATAAGCCAATGTTGTGTCCGTAATGTTTTGTGCTATAATGTTTTCCCATAATTAACTCCTATATATGGGCGGCAGAATTAGAAGGGTTGACGCCAAGACCTTTGTTAAACATAGTAGTAAT